GCATTGGAACTCCAGGAAATCCATTTTTTATTTAACCTCACCACAAAAGCCCTCTCCCTCTCGGAGAGAGGGCTTCTAGCTGAGTTTACGCTTCGCTCGGTTTCTGTTCGACGTAAGCAGAATCATCGAAAAAGATTGTGATATACTTCTCGCCGGGAGAACCGGTGTCCGTAATCTTCATCACCTGCTCGGTCGCCGTATCGGAATCGGGGTCAAAAACCTTCCCCTTGTTTGTGGCATCAGGGACGCCCGTTTCGACAACGAGGCCTGCTGTGGTTGCCGCCGTAACGGTATTAACCGCCGTTGAATCCTGTGCGACAACAACGGTATCGCCGACTTCAACAGTGTTGGTCTGAAAAACAACCTGCACCTTGGCAACGGTTCCGCGGCACGGAGCCGGGATATATTTCGTGCCGTCATTGGCATGAATAAAAGGTCCTAAAACTATCATGGTCGTATCTCCTTTAAATTTTATTTTTACAGTTCATTGTTATGTTGCCGCAATCAGCGCATACGGGAATGTATATGTTTCTCCCGCCGTACCTGTACCGGTAATGAAGTTGCCGGCCGCATATTCTACCTTGCAATTAATGCCGATTGCCGGATCGGCATCAATGTTAGCATCGGTAAAGAGTTTATTGCCAACGATGTGGAATTTGTCCGAATTGTCGTCGATGGTCAGAGCAACGGCGTGAATGGTGCAATCTTCGATCCGGCTGTCGTATGCCAGGGCTCCGTCAACAACGTCAATTCCCTCGGCTGCGTTGATATAACAGCCCTTGATTACCGTCTGGTGATTCGAGGCCGTGCCTTCAATGGCAATACCGACGGCAAATATCCCTGTTCCGTAAGCAGCGGGGTTCTGATAAATCTCCACGCCTTCGATCCTTACGAGGGCCGAATCAGTAATTTCCAGGGCTTTGGTGTTTCCGGCCGCGGACGGCTGCATATGGCCACCCAGAAACTGCAAGCCGTGACAACCGGCGGGTATGACAAACAGATCGCCAGTCCCGTCCGCCGTGAATCCCATATTGATGAACCGGCAACCCACTTTCGCCGCCGCAATCGTGTGATGTCCGATAATACGGGGATACGGCACAAGGTCCGAACCGCAGCCGATAATGTCACATTTCTCCGGAAGAACGGTTAAATCTTCCTTAATTCCGTCGCCGCAGACAAAAATCTTGTTGCGTCGCGCCCACCAACGGTTCGCCGCAAGGCCAATGCTGGTATTACTGGCGGTAATGGCTTCCGCGATTGTTGCAAACGGATGGTCGGGAGAACCTGAGCCCGTCGCCGCAACATTCAGGTCAACATAATACTTTCCGGCTTTGGGGCCTTCATAGTCATTGACCATCAGGAAATCCGAAATCGGGCGGGATGCCCTCGGTCCACCTACTGATAAAATTCTTTCACTCATGGTTTTATCCTTTCCCCGGATCTCATGAAACATCCGGACAGCTTAAAGGGTTAAAGGGGCGGTTGCCCGCCCCCGTTAATACTTATGTAGGAACGGTCAAATTGGTGTGTCTGACCTGCATCTGCCGGTTCGTGCAAATGAGATTGCCGCGGAAACGGGTATCGGCCGAAAGGTTGTCCGGCTGGCCCAAAATTCCCTTGTGCATCCACACGGGATTCGTGAAATTGTAATCCTTGTGTGCTCTTAAATGCAGGAAACGGAGATTCAGGGCGTCGAAATACCCGCTGGTCTGGTAGGTATCGGCAACAATCGGAGCGCCCTTGTGCACGATGTTGTTCCAGCCGGCTTTGACAATTTCCTCATTGGCGTATCTCTGCTGGGGATGCAGGGACAACTCGTAACCGTCGCGCAATACGGCTGTCGTTACGCAGAAATTGGGCAGATATTCATCGATATCGCCCATTGCCGGGGTGCGCCAGATACCTTGCAGGACACTGAAACTGATGGTGTCCGCTGTAGTAATGACATTGGCTTTCCATGCCGCCATATTGTCCTCGGCAATGGAGCCGTATTCCGTCGAGGTCGTGGTGTCAAAAAGATTTCCGAGACCGTCGAGACTGATTCCATCCGTCTGGCGAGCCATAATCTGAGACGAAAGATCGATTCTGATCGCCTTTTTGATGCTCTCAATCTTGCCTTTGGCTAGATCGATCATCGCTTCATCGCCGGTGCACTTGGTCAGATCATCCAGATCCAGCGAATTGGAACCATAGGCGCCGCCCCATCCGAAACGGGCTGCGTCGTAGATTTTCTTCTTCGACTGGTTAATGACGGTCTGAGGACCATACGGGCCGTGATTCGAGGATGCGTATTCCAGGGGCACCTTGATCATAAGGCCGCCGTCAACGGTCTCATGATTTTTGACTTCCCAGTTGTTACGGGCAATGGCATTGCCCATTAATTTATACAGCAAAGCCGATGCCTTGCTAACGATATCAACCGAGTCACCCATCGGAGTTTTCATCCAATAATAGGTACTTACCGCATTCAGTTCATCTAAGAGAGCCATAGCTCAATCTCCTTTCTATTTGAGAAAGGCAAAAAGACTTACCCGCCACGAACTGCCGCCAAAGCCGCTTTCGCGCCGGCGTCAGCCTCTTCACCTGTTACACGTTGAGGGTTGGTTACAGTTCCGGGAGATTGCCCTTTCGGGATCACCTTCCCGGTGGAATCCTTGCCGTGTTGCAGCTTGAGGATTTCCTTAATCTGGTCGCGTTCAGTGGTTGCGGCAGTCGCTATCTGTGCAGCGTCGGCCGCTTTTATGGCAAAATAAGCGCTCATGTTGTCGTGCATACCAGTTCTGTCCTGCGCCCGAAAATCTTTGATTCTCGTCTGCATTTCAGGAGTGTTGAAATCCTTGTTTTCATCAAGGAATTTCTGCTGGCTGGCGACTGAATCCCGGGTGGCCAGTTCTTCTTTAAGGAATCCTTTAGCCGCGCCGAGGGTTTTTTCATGCTGAGACATAGCTGTATATTTGATCAGATCGGAAACAAGTTTCGCCTGTTTGGAAGAAAACTTCTCATCCATCGGGTCGAGCTTTTCAATTTCCGCCTGGATACTGGCCGCCTTTGCATCATATTCCGACGCTTTATCGTCTGGAGTCGCCGTGCCTTTGGGTGCGACACCTTTTGAAATGGCCTCTTTCAATGATTCCGCCAGCATTTGCGCCTGGCCTCTGACCTGACCGAGCTCATTCCCTTGCTTGTCAAATGCACCTTTTAATTCCGTATGGCCTTTAATCAGTTCGGCTACGGACTTATAATTGGTGCCGGGAATAAAACCGTTTTCATCCAGTTCTACGGCATTGGGATCAGGTGCAGTATCGCCCTGTTCTCCCACCTGGCCGCGCTCATTCATAAAAGGTTTCAACAACATTTTAAATATCTCGCTCATTTTCTTCATTTTCCGCTCCTTCCTCGGCCAGCGTTGGATTTCGTGTTATCCCTTTTGGGCACGTTAAAACTGGTTGTCCGAATCAGAAAAAATAAAAAAGCCCGGACTCTCTGGCGCATTGCTGCGTTATCCAAAGAATCCGGGCTTAATAAGTAACTCTTAGAGGCTTTCAGTCCCCGTTATTTATTTACGCTTGAAAAATAATCTCCTTATTCCTGTTTTCAATATTCGCAGAGCCTATATTCCCCTGAGACATATTAAGCTCCACTGTTATTTTAATATTACCAGTTTTTTTTATGCTTTTCAAGTGTTTTATTTGAGCAAACACAGATTCCAGTATTTTTTTTTCTTTTTCATCCATCATGCTTTTTGAACCAGACCACTTTCTTTTAAATATCTTTGGTGTTCTGTTCGTGATGTGATCTTCCGCGCCGCCGAATCCGGTAATGTCATGAGAGCCGACGGCAGCCACTTTACGTCGTTAATGCTATCGCACTGGATAGCTCCGCTTCGTGCGATAATCCGCCTGGCCATTTTTCCACACCCCGGCTTTGAGCATCGCACTTTCTTCGGGATACTGTCCATACGGTGGACCTTCTCGGTAATCGTCTTACACAGTTTGCATTCATATTGATAGACTGGCATAGCTCACCTCAATGCGGCTTCTGAATATCGCCGGAACCGGCAAGGACCAGACCGGAAACAGCCTGACGATACAGTTTTTTCACCACTTCCTCGGTCACATCGAAATACACATGATTCACCGGTAGGTTTATAACGGCGGGTTTCCACGGGAATTCTCCCACGGCAAAATGATGCTGCCCCGTCTCCTTGTCATTAGCAATAACCAGATTGCGCGGCTCTTTGATGGTTAAAACGTCTTTGTTGTCTTTGTTGACCCTCTCTCCAATGATGTAGCCAAAACTTGTGTTGACCAATACCAGCATATTACCTCCCATTGTTTTTAAGTTGTTCTGATGATGACATGACGAATTGCCTTATCGCCATCGCCTGTTCTTCCGGCAGTCCTGAATCAACAAGGATTTGCAGGGCCTGATCCACTTGTGATTCTGCCGTCCTCTCAACCTCCTCCCTCCAGTTCGGCCAGTTCAGCACTTCCAGCAAACCTTTCTGGCCGATAGCTTTCTGTTCGTATAACTTGAACGCCAATTCCTGATTCTGTAATGACGTTCTTGGCGTTGTAGAGCCGCTTTCAACCACATAGTTGTATTTACGGCCGGCGAAGTTCACACCGAAAAACTCATAGGTTTCATCATCCACATTGACCGAATCGGGCTTTGTTCCGAAATTCTGATACAACCCTATTGCCCATCGGCTGCGTTGCTCTGCCAGGTAATCGATGGATGATGTTTTCGATTGCATCAAGACTGCGTTTCTCTCTTGGAGTGCGACAATCGCCTGCGCTGCAATCACGCCGTTGGGCGCCACGCCCCGGTCCGCGTCCTCAATCTGATAAACCCTGTCGAAGAATTTAACGATCAACTCCAGAACGGCAAAGAAGGTTTGCGGCAGATTAGGCACCTGCATAAATTCGATACGGGCATTGGGGATTGTCGGCATCAAAATAAGTCTTCCGGCATTCTTGATTGTGCTTTCAATCATTTCTTTGGTTATGCCGCAGTTCTTCTGCACGATCAGCGGCGGCGTCATGACGTTGATCACCCAGGCAATCAACTTGGAGAAAATAAGGTTGATCTTGTTGAGAAGGTCGCCCACCTGTTCGGCGGCCGAAAATCCCCATACAGAAATGCCGTCCCGATAAGAATTGGCGTAGTAGTAAGGCAGGCGGCCCCATGGATAGGTATTAATCGCCAATTCCGTAGGCAACTCGGGATTGATATTTGGGTTTGCGCTATCATCCAGGACGATAATCCCGTCTTTCGACTGAGGGTCTTTGCTTTTTGTAATCGTGATTTTGCGGATTCCATCCGAATAAACAGGAACTTTTTTAATAACTTCTTCAAGCACCGGATAACCGGTCTCTTCATCCAGCACGGCTTCTTCGGTGCCCGGGTCAACGAACGGTCGCTGTTCGGTTATCGTTGTGAAGCTATTATCCCTTACCCATACCTCAATAACCAAACAACGCTTCAGAGATTTGTCCTGCGTCTTCCCGCTGGTTATTGTCATGGGATCGCTGTAATTGCCGATTGATGTATTTTGGGCGCCATAGCCCTCTCCCTTGAATTTCTCTCGCTCTGTGCCCATGAGCTCATAGGCCTCATCTTCCTGCACATTGGTAACGCCAAAGAATGATTCGATATCTGAGACAAATTTAACGTAGGCAAACGCGATATATGGAGCATCTTCACTGATGTTTTCCCAGTATCCGGGAGCTGGGAACACCTGAAACGGATCGATTACGTCAATATCCGGATTGTCCTTAGATTTATCCCAGAACGGCTTTTCTCCGGTATGCCCGTATATTTCCATAGACCGGGCGGATTGCCGTATCTTGGGAAGCTGGTCAGTGTCTTTCCACCATTTCTTAAGGAGCATCGAAAGGATTTTCTCGGAGCCTTCGCCAGTACCGTCCAGATCAACGACCTCGCCGACGGGATTTCTGGCGGTAATGTTGGAGACAGTTCTTTCGATATTGGCGAAATAGAGGTTGATCGGCGTGAGGACTTTCTTGGGTTGCCTGGCGCCCTTCATGCCGGTCTGCTGCTGGGTCTGTTGTCCGCGATAGAGGGCGTAATTATTTACGAAGTCTTGAGGTTTATTGAGGCGTTCTTTTTCGGCCTTAGCCGCGTTAAAGAGCAAATAGGCATACGGACCAACATCCGGATCGTCTTTCGGTGGCAGTTTTGATAAGTTCCATTCTTGTAACATAATAAAACCCCGCTGTTTTTATTCAGACGGGGCATTATGCGCGGTCAGCTTATCAGTCTATGCAGCCGGAAGGCGGGATAGATGATGATATATTAAGATTTTACCGGTTCATTTTTTAAATTCTCCAGTAATTTTATGAGCATTTTAGCACAACGGATTATAACATCAATAATTTTTTTTGAGTCGTCAGACATTAAGATTCCTTTATTGAAAATATTGTGCGTTACTTAAAATCATCTTCTGACGTTCATAATCCGTCAATTCATCCAATGACAATACCTCAACAGTAAGATTGCCCTCTAACGATTTAATCTCTTCCTTGATCCGCCTATAAGCCAAGGTAAGCCTCGTGTGTTCTCCTTTAAGCCAATTTACGTCTTCTTTTAATAATTTATTCTTATTTTCTAATAATTTAATTTGATTTTTTAATTTACTATTCTGCTCAAACACGTCTTTCGTTTCTAGGTTATGCTGAATTATGTCATCAACAAGCCTCGCGATAGTTCTTCGTAATCGAGATTCAACTTCTTTCCCGTGATCATATTCAGCCTTCGCCCTCTTACATATTGTTGGAGGGGTGAATAATGACATATCAATCACTTATGGCTCCTCTTATGACTATTCAATCCGAACTGGCTCTTACATTCCTTGCCGCAGATGTCGCAGATGAATATTTGCGGCCCTACGGAAACCTTGTCCAAAGCCTCATCCAGCTCATTGGCTTCTTCCATGGGTATCCTTATCCCCGTATCGGTAAAAGAATTTAGAGGCTGTGCTTTTTGCGCTGCCTCTGGTGTGATTTCTTCCGGGGGCACGAGTGTTTCTGCCTGGGGAATTTCCCCAAGAGGGAAAAGTCTCCCCGGCGTTTCTGCTGCCTGTTTAGCCTCTTCTTCAGTCAATACACCTTCCGGAATAATAAACGGCGGTACCGGCTCAATCACTGTCAATCTTCCATACGGCGCCAACTGACAGGTGCACTCCGGGCAGGTCATTTGCGCGGCATAAGTCGCGGAAGAGCATAGCCAATCTATGTGATATGGCAGAAGGCAACGGACCATTGACCCGTTAGGCAATTTCTCCGGATCATATTGATTCGTCGTAACAAAATCCATTCTCTTACAGTTCGGGCATTTTACTTTAAGGCCTTCCATCACTTACTTACCTCCCTCAAATATCTTTAAGAAGTCTTTGCTCTTATCCAGTATGCTCTTCTCCGCGTCCAGGTCATCTGCCGCGTCCGGGATTGTGAAGACCGCGCCTTTAGGCGCTCCCCCGATGAAACTCTCTCCTGGGGCGGCTTTGCTCTTAAATACCAGCCAACCACCAAGGAAGACACCGGCCATGACCAATACGCCGGCAAAACTCATTAACGCGATCACTTCACCAAAATCAAACATTACACACCCTCCTCCACTACAAACATATTTTCCTGCTGCTGATCCATCCACGGCGTTGTGTGTAAAAGCGTGTGAATTAATCCCCCTATTGCAAAGA